CGTTACGGGTCAGGAAGGTTTTGCTTTTTCCGCTTGCCCCTTCCACCTTTTGGGTTTTGGGGCCATCCAGCTTGGGTTTCACACCAACAGGGGTTCTTTTCTTGACCTTATTCAGAAGAAGTTGGGCAATCTGATTGGCCGCTTGGCGGCAAACCTGATCCATGTCAGCTTGTTCAAGCTGTTCAAGCCTTTGTTCAAGGGCTTTCAACTCTTTGAAATCGGCCCTTCCCCAACGGGCCATTAGGCCCACCCCCTGAATTCTTTCAGATCAATTTCTTGGTGGTTGCTGAACACGCCCGGTTCCCCGGAACTGGAATAGGTGAACACCCGTTCCAAGGCGTTTGGGCGGGTCACAATGACCTTGCAACCAGCGGGAATGACCACATCAGGGGTCAGGAACAACTTAACCGATTGGGAAACCATTGCAACGGCATCACCTTCAGTTGAAGTTAAGGTTTCAAAGGACAACTTACACGGCTGATCCTGAAGAAGCGGCTTTTCTTCAAAATCGGTCAGCTTTGTATCAGGATCGGTGACTTCCACCCGCTGGATGATAGTACACCGATCCTTCCACAGCTTTTCAAGGGCTTTCCGCTGGGCGCTTACCATACCAACCGCCTGTAACGGATGAATTCACGGGTTCGCCCGTTGGTCAGGTATTCGATCAGGTTATTCAATCGCTGTTCAGGGGTGGCACTACCTTCACCAACGGCAAAGGTAATGTTGGTATCACCTTCCTGAATGGATTTCACAGCCGCATCCAGATCAAACCCTTCCAGTTGCCCACAATCCTTCTTCCACTTCAGGTATTGGCCCACAACCATTTCCACGGCCATGAATTCCAAGCCTTCAGGGATTGCGGCCTGATTGGTTTCATTTTTGATCCGTTCCGTAACGGAATTGATGATGAAATCAATCAGAGGGTCAGTATCAGGAACAGTTACCCCCAAGGCTTCCAACAGGGAAATTACTTTATCACGCATGGGGGATCACCGCCTTTCTTTACTGTTCAGCTTCAGCCGCCTTGATAGCGGCCAGAATATTGGCCTTCTTGTCGGCAACATCGGTAAGATCAATACCGTGTTCCACGGCGTAAGCCTTCAGATCATCCTTGCCCATCTTGGCAAGGGGATCAACCACAGGGGCTTCACCTTCCACGGTGTAGCCCTTGGCCCTCATAATATCGGCAACTGCGGGATCATCAGTGGTAGCAACACCACGATTGAACACGGCAATGCACTTGCCATTTGCCCACACAGCGCCGAACTTCTGTTTACCAGTGATCTTAAACATAGTTCAGCCCTCCCTTACAGCAAGCCGGTAATGGAACCGTGCAGGAAAGCGGGGCCGTGGGCAAGGCCGATTTCGCCGTAAATCTGCTTCTTTTCGGCGGCACCGGTACGGGCCAAATCCTCCAAGAACAGAACGCCCTTGCCGGGAACATCCTGAAAAACAGGGGCGCAAGCGGAAACATCCGCAATCAGGATCTTGTCAGCGGCCATGAAGGGATCATAGCAGATACCCATTTCAAAGAAGTCGGTTTCCAACTTCTGAATGTTCATACCACCAACATTGCGGGGGGCGGCGGCGTTGTAACCCAACTGCTTTTCATACAGATCGGTGATCTTCTGCTTCTGGGTGGAACCACAGAACAGAACCATGTTGCCGAAGTTGGCACCGGCATCAGCCATGGCCTTGAACAACTGCTTCAGCAGATCCAAAGACAGGGCGGCGGAACCGGCATCAATAGTGGTGCCGGTGGAACACAGTTCCAGCATACCACGGGTCTTGTTGGCTTCAGTTACACCGCTTGCCTTGGCATAGGTGCCGTTCAGGAAGGTGTATTCCACATCACGGGCAATCTTCTTCAGGCGCTGGGCAATCTGCCAATCCAGTTCAGAAGTGGGGTTGGCCTGAACACCAGCGGTGTTCAAACCGGACAGCTTGCCACGGTTCGCCATCTTTGCATAAGTCAGGGAAATGGTTTCGTGGAAGATCTGGGTCACATTGGTTTTCTGCTCACGGGCAATGGCAGTAGCTTCAGGGGCGGTCTGGGAAGCCTGTTCAGAAATGGAAGGCTGGGCCGCATCGGGGAACTCATACAACACGCCGGTTGCGAATTCGTCATTCTCGGTTTTCATACCACCGGACAAACCGCCGATCATGGACAGGAAGGGGGTTTGGGTGGGGGAAGCGGTGAACAGATCACCGGCAAAGTTCGGCAGATTGAAAGTAGTACCGATTCCAGTAACATTAGGCATAATCAAACATCCTTTCTAAAAATCGTTTTATTTTGGTGGGTAACTTAAAACAAGGTCACGCCATCAGCGGCGGCTTCACGCTTGATAGCAACCACAAGGGCGGAATTACCGGCCTTTCGTGCATCAGCCAAGCGGGTTTCATAGCCGCTGACTTTGGGATCAGGGTTCGTGGTTACGCTTCCAGCGGGGGAAGCACCGGCCACGGCGGGGGTAGTGTTAGAATCAGCTTTGAAAAGGAAACTGGTTCCTTCAGCCTTTGCCAGCTTGCCGATTTCATCAGCAAGGCCGTAAATGGTGCCATCATCGGCCAAGTTAGCCTTCTCCAAGAAAGCGGCCAACAGGGGTTTCACGGTGGCGGGGTTAATCGCCTTGGCATCCGTCAGGGCCTTATCCACAGCGGCGTTGATCTTCAGGGCCTTCATTTCAGCGGCGTGATCATCAGCCAACTTCTTGTTATCGGCCTGAAGCTGGGCAATTTGATCCTGAAGGGCCTTGGCATCGCCGGTGTTCTTCTGCAAGGCTTCCAACTGCCCATCTCTTTCCTTGATGGTGTTCTTTGCGGTCTGAAGTTCCGTGTTGACCTCATTGAAGCGGCTCTTGGGAACAAAAGAACCATTCAAACCTTCCATCACTTTGTTGGCCTGTTCTTCTGTCAGGCCCATTTGCATCAGGGTTTCCTTTGTCATAGCGTTTTCCTCCATTCATAATCCTTTTTTACCGTGGGTAAGGAACCACGATTTTGAACCCTTCTGTTTACCGCCCACAACGGTTCTAAACGGCGATTTGGGTATGAAAAAACCACCACCGGCCAAGGGCCGGGGTGGTTCAATCAACAATTATGTTTTTTTCTTCCTGATAGCCATGTTCCTTCATGTAGGCTTCAAATTCTTCCACCACTTCAGGGGGTGCGCCTTCCTTCAGGTGCCAGTTATCAGGTTCAGGAACGAAATATTCACTTGTGAAGAACTTGGGCATCATTTCAATCCCTCCAATAACTCCATAAGTTGTTTTCCGAACTCTACCGCAACGGGGCGGGGGTTCGGGCTGTCCACCCATTCACTGAAACATTCAGCGAACCATTCATAATGGTCTTTGGTGGCGTAACCGGAAACAGCGGCTTGGGTGTCAGAAACCTTCAGGCCACACGCCTTCATTACCTTGGGGCGCAGATAGGCGGAAACCCATTTAGGCTTCCACTTATTCAGCATACCCGCCGCACATTTGATGTTGGTCAGGTAATCATCCACAGCATGGCCCAATTCGTGGGTAACGATGGAACCCCAATGAGTACCGGCACAATGGAAACCAGCCGCCAGATCACCCGCATAGTGCTTGGCAAGTTTGGCGCTATCCCCAAAATACCGGGTGTTCACGCTGATACCGCCACGGCCAAGGCCAACCATACATTGGGCATAGGTTCCAGCGCTCAAAGTGGTGGCATTACAGGAATTCAATTCACCGATCATATCAGGCAGACGGTTGAAAACCCGTTCATGGGCTTTGAACACGCCTTTGGCCGTTTCCAGATCACAGCCTTGCAAGGAAAGCAGATCATTACCATCATAGGTTTTCCCATTGATGGTGGCGATATTAAACCAGCCCTGTTCTTTCATCAGGGCTTCCACTTCCTCAACGGTGGTGCAATCGTCCACGGTCAGTTTCTTGATCCCTTCAATTATACCGCCCACGGTGGCAACGGTCAACCCATCCTTGGAACCGCCTTCCGTGAAGGTTTTTACCCAATCCCCATATTTCATGTTGGAAGGCACATAGTAAACCTTTCCATCAGCGTTCCGGGCGGCTCTTTCGCCAATGATCGTTTCATCAATGGCCGGGGCCGTAGTTCCACGGCAGTTGGGATGAAAGGGCGGCACCGTTACGCCGGGTTCATATTGGGAAAGCGGGATCACCGTTCCATCAAGGGGTTGGCAAATCTCGCAAGTGTGGGAATCCAGCGTTTCAATGATTTCCACCATATCCACGCCCAATTCCTTGTAGCTTTCATAGCTTGCGGCGGCGTTGAAATAGGTGGTTTCCGTGTGAACCAGCCTTCCAGCCTGATACCGGGAAACATTGAACTGTTTCTTCACGGCATCGGTGATCTTTTGGGGGCTGTCACCCCTCAAAAGCCCTTGGGTAAGGTTCTTCTGAATACCGGTCACAAGGTTGGCTTTGCCTTCCCAACAGCGATCCCGGAAGGTTTTCTTATCGGCTGTCCACGGTTTTGAAAGCAAGGTTTCAATTTTCTTCTGATTCAGGGCCGTAATATCCCAACCAATACCCATGCCCTTCTGAATTTCAAAGGCGGTCTTGGTATATCCGTTGGAAACTACATCCTTCAGAAGATCATCAATGCTGTCAAGCTGGTTTCCATACAGAAGTTCAAGCTGTTGCTGAATCTGCATTTGCACCGCTTCAAGGCGGCTGATATGGAACCGGGCGGAAGCGTTTTCCAGCTTCTTGATCCACTCCGGGGAAAGGTTGGCTTGCTGTCCGATCTTGATATACTGATCAACCGTCCATTTGAATTCTTCAAGCTGTCCGGTGGTCAACCATTTTCGGGCTTCCGTCAGGCTGATTTTGTTGTTGGTGGCGAACCGGCCATACCAGCGTTCAATATCGGCCTGAACTGTTCGTTCCGCTTCTCTGAACATATCTTCAAGGGTGCTGATACACTGATCGGCTTCCCTTTGGGCGGCTTCTTCCAGAATGGCGAACCGGCCCCGCCAATAGTCAGCATTTTTCATGGGCTGTTCTCCCTTCTGTTAAATTGGCTGGGGTGGGCGGATTTGAACCACCGGATCACGGGGTCAAAACCCGTTGCCTTACCTCTTGGCTACACCCCAATATTGGTGCCGGGTATGGGAATTGAACCCATACGCCCGAAGGCGGCAGATTTTGAATCTGCTGTGTCTGCCTGTTCCACCAACCCGGCGAATGGTAGCGTGTACGGGAATTGAACCCGTGATCCCGGCTTGAAGGGCCGGTGTCTTAACCACTTGACCAACACGCCATAGAAAGTGCCGGGGAAAGGAATTGCACCTTTGACCGGGCAAGGAGGCAACCCGGCCCGCCCCGTTATTGCCCCGGCATATCGGAAGGGTGGGGATTATTCATCCCCACCCGGTTCCTGTGTTTTGGAAGGATTGTTGGAATTGGGAAAAGCGTTCATGTAGTCCTGAACGGCTTCTTCCTTTTCCTTCTTCAAACGCTCCAATTCCGTTTGTGCATCCTTTGTCCACGGGTGCTGTTCCACAATGGTTTCATTGGAAATGATACCAGCAGATTTGGAACAGTTTTCGATCACTTCAGATTCATTGATCAGAATATCACGGTTGAAGATTACAGAAACTTCTTCATTTTCAAAATCCCCTTTCCCCTTGGTTTTCAAATCCTGACAGATAAACCAAATAAGCTGTTCAAATGCCGCCTGAAATTCCGTTTCCATGCTGTTTGCATCCAAATCAATGTCAGAATACATGGATTGGATGTTCATTTGGTTGGGATTACCGGAAAGGCGATCATCCTTGGCATCATAGCCACGGGCATTTTCAATCAGGGCCTTTTTGAACACTTCCAAAATGGCCTTGTAGTTTTCAGCGTTCACTTCAATGGTCAGGGTTTCAACCCCGCCATCTTCACGAACCTTCACAGCGGAATAGGTGGAAAGGTTATAACGGAATTCGCCAAGATCCTGACCATCATAGTTCTTCAGAACCAAGATGGTGTTCCGGGCATTTTCTTCCATGTTGTTCTGAAAATCAGAAAGGATGGTGTTGATACCATCCTGAAGGGATTTCACACGGCGGATCAGCGGCGTTTCCTGTTTGTTGTACTTGAAGGCGATCAGCGGCAACCGATCCCAATTATAGGCTTCCACCTTCTCACCGGTGGTCACAGTGATATAGGGGGAATATTCACCAAGTTCAACATCAGGGATCAGGGTTGAACCATCCAGAACATAGCGGTAAAGGCCATCCGGTTTGTAGATTTCAACCTTTTCCACCAGCTTCTTTGTCAGGCCATCCCAAACTTCCTGAATGTAAAGACGGGCGGCGGCATCCAAAACCGTGTGATCATCGTCCTTCCAGAAAGGCAAAATCTGAAAGGCCGGGAAGCGCCTGAAGGAAAGTTCACCTTTTTCATCGTAGAACACGAACAGCCAACCCTTACCACCGTTCAGGGCATCTTCACCCACATACTTGATAAGGCGCTGAACTGCCTTATTGAACCGCTTTTTCAGAAGTTCAAAATAGGTCTTGTTCTCACAGTTGATGGTGAAGGGCTTGCCCAACAGGTAGTTGGTTTTCTGATCCACCATCTTTGCATACTGATTATCAATCACCTTGTTATTGGGAAGGTTGGTGACTTCAAACAGTTTGCCATCAGCACCAATGGCGGTGCGCTTCCGATCCACAATATCATGTTTACCGGAATAGTAGGTTTCACCCTTCATCTGTTCAATGCGTTCCGGTGAACCCTTCCATTCCACGATCTCACGGGCGAAGAACTGTCTTTCAGTAAGTCCAGTACCGGCCCCTTCTTCAATCAGGCGATTGATACGGGCGGTTTCAGTATTCATAAACAACATAGGTCAATCACCTTCTTTCTGAATTGGGGGGGGGGCTTGGAATCCAATGGGGCGCTGTTTGCTCTTTACCAGCACCAAAGTTTGATTGGGAAGTTCCACTTCAATCTTCAGGCTGTTATACGGCAAGCGTTCCGCCCATTGTTCAATCTTGTTCAATATTTTCTGTTGCTCAAACATCCGGGCGGCTCCCTTCATGACTTAATATCCACAAACAGGCCAAAAGCCCTGTAAAATCAGGGCTTTTGTTACTATCGTGTTATTCAAAACTGTATGTGGGGCCAACCAGCACATCTTCCAGCGCATAACGCATGGCATCCATCAGGTGGTTGAAATCGTCAATGGGCTTATTGATCTTGGCCCCAAATTTATCTTCATCCCAAGTGTAGTTTGAAATTTCGGTCAGGAAGTTCACACACCGGGGATGAATGATGATGGTGTAATCCTGAATGAACTGAATACCATTGTTGATGGAATCCTTGCCCTTTCGGGCCGGTCTAACATGACGAAGGCCAGCTTCCCGCAATTCGTCAATGCTCTTGGGTTCGGCGGAATCGGCCTTGATCCGTTCCTTGGCGTAACCCATGCTGGTGACTTTTTCGGAAATGGCCCGGTTTGTCAGGGCTTTTTCATACAGTTCATCAAACACCCAAATGGTTTTTTCTTCTTTGCTGACCAACCCACAGAACAGGGCCGTGGGATCGTTGGTATAACCAAAGTCAAGGCCAAAGGCGGATTTCACACCAACCTTGGCGCTGATCTTCTTCAGATCAAAGGCTTCTTCACGCCAATTTTCATAAATCAGGCCATCAACAATACCCCAACCACCAAGGCCAGCAACCTTGTAACGGCGGGGGTTGGTCTGCTTCATGGTATCAAATACCTTCAGATCCGCCGCATCCAGCCATTCATTACACAGGTAATTGGTGGTTGTGGCGAATATCTGACCATCCGGGGAAGTCCAGCTATCATAGAACCGATAAATGGGGTTCCCTTGGGCATCCTTGCCGGTGATCTCCCCAAAGAACCGTTTCCTGATCCAGTGCTTTTCATTCCACGGGTTAAAGGTCAGGGTGATTTGCTTAAACAGGCCCGTTTCTTCAGGAATTGCGCCACGGATGGATTCATCAAGCATATTGAAATCATCTTCATTCATGATTTCATAGGCTTCTTCAATCCAGCACCAACACAGATACCCGATTTCAACGGTAATGGAAGTAACTTTCAGGGGATCATCAAGGCCCCGGAAGTATATTTTTTGACCGGTGGGAATATAGGTCATTTCAAGCGGGGATTCCTTTACTTCCCAATATGCCTGAACCCCAAGCCGGTTGATTGCCCATTTCAATTCGGTAAAACAGGAATCCTTCAAGGTTCTGAACACTTTACGAACTACAAGGGTATTGGCTTCAGGATATTGCATCATCCGTTTGATGATGTTCAAGGCCGTGGTTTTGGATTTCTTTGAAGCACGGCTTCCCTTGCATACCCGGTAACGGCCTTTGAAGTTCCAGAAGGTGGCGTAGCCTTTGCCCACCACTTCAGGAAGGTGAACCCGCTTGGCTTTGGGGTTAATCTTCAAGTTGATCATCCCCCGTGATCACAACGGGAACAGCACCATCAAGGCCGATCTTATCAGTAAACAGGCCGTAACGCTTACCGATCAATTCAGCGGCCTTCAACCGTTCCTTTGCAGAAACATCAATATTGGTGATCGTCTGAACACCTTCACCGATCAGCTTCAACACCTGTTCAGTATGTTCACCACGCATAACAGCGGTTAGGTATTCCATTACTTCCTGTGCATCAGCGGTCTTTTCATTGTGAAGGCGTTCAAGTTGTTCATCTATATACGCCCGAAGGTCAGGTTTTGACAGGTTTTCGGCTCCCATCTGCTTTGCGGTCTTTTCAGAATATCCCGCCCGAATTGCCGCCTTTGTAGCGTTGCAATCAATCAGGTATTCATCACAGAAGCGTTTCTGTTTTGCGTTCATAGCGGCAACCCCTTTCATAAGCATAAGAAAAGCGCCCCGGTTCCCCGTGGGCGCTTTCTCATTCTATATTGTATCACGGGCCTATACTGACATAAAATCACTTCATACTGTCCATTACTGACAGAAAAGCAACAAGGCCCTTTCCGTGAACCCGATACACCCACCGAACTTCATGTTCAAGTTCATAGGCAATGGCTTCCCATTTCATACCCTGAACATACCGGGCAATCAAAACATTCTGCTGATCGTGGTCAGGAAGTTGGCTGATCAGGCGGAAGGCTTCACGCTTTAGATCAACAAGTTCATCAATCCTTTGGTCAATCTCCCTTTCAAGGTCAACGATCTTGGCAATGGTAGCCGCCATAGTATCTTTGGGGCCGGAAGTCTGAACCTTATCAGGCTTCAGTTCACAGCTTACGCTTGTCAAGCTGGAACGCAAGGTTGCAACGGTATTGCAAAGGCGCTTGATCAGCTTATCAGTTTTCGGAATCTGACAAAGATAATCTTTGGCCTTATCTGTTTCCTTCACTATGTATCACATCCTTTCACACATCTGTAACGGATCAGCACCGGAAGAAAGTGCCGTAATATCAAGGGTTTTCGGGCAAGTGTAACGGATGTAACAGATATTTTGGGAACTCGTTATATAGTAACTTATTCTTATATATTATTTTTTTTTGAAACGAAAATAATATGGCATCTGTTACATCTGTTACACCCAAGGGAAAACGCCCACCGTTCAAGGCTTTTCCCCGTAACAGATAAGGGGTGAATAATCTGTTACCACCTGTTACATTTGAAAGTTAAGTTTCAAGAACACACTACCCCAACCGCTGTTTTAGGGGGTCAATAGTGCGCCCCACACCGGCCTTTTCCCTCAATCGGTCTGAAGGCTTCCCGGCAACCATCGGGATCACCACAACCGGGATAAAACCCACACCGGCAAAACAATTTATCTGAAAAATCATCCACATCCAAATGATCACAGATTTTGCATTGATAGGCCCGGATCTTCTTTGGGTTGTTTTTACACCTTTCAGGAACCGCCAACTGTTCCTTCATTTGTATTCCCTCCCGGTTTTTCGGTCACGAATTTCAATCCGGGCAATCAGATCAAACCCGGCCAGCTTGATAATGTACTTCAGTACAAAGATCAGGGTTTCCACCCGTTTCTTTTCACGGTTTTCTTCCTGAACAATGGGCTTTATGCCCTCATAAGCGGTAGGATCATTGTACCCTTCCGCATTTTGCCAAGGTTTAGGCATCGGGTTTCACCATCCTTTCTTCCTGATACCATGCTTCCACATCACACCCAATGCCTTTCAGCTTTTGGCGGCAAAGCCAACCGCCATCTTCAGCATCCATCAGGTAATGATCCCGCAATTTGATATTTTCGGCATAGAACAGCTTCCACGCCTTCTTCAAACGCTTGGGGCCGAACCCGAAATGAACATGAAGCATCCACAGGATGGAAGAATCATTATCAATGCTGAATTGGGTATCGTTTTCAACTATCTGCTTTTTGATTTCCTGATCCAAGGCCCTTTGTTCGGCCTTATTCAAGGCCACGCCAAAGATTTTGCCGCCAGCCTTCTTAAAGTTCATGGTATTCACTCCAAATATCATCGAACAGAACCGGGATCTTGGCGTGAACCATATCCAACAGCTTCAGGGCCACTTCACGCATTTGGGGGTGTGCGGCCTTGGAACAGCGCAACTTCAGGAAGTGCCGCCATTCACGAATATCAGCGGTCATGACCACTTCCGTTTTCAGGCTGTTGGGCAGAACAGAACGGGCTTCCTGTGCGGTACACCCGTAATTCAGAAGGTTGAAATAAGCCTGTTCAGCGGCAAGGCAACCTTCTTCCCACAGGTTCCAACCATCGGTGTTGGGGTTCAGGAAACAGGGGCGGATCACAGTGATTTCAGAACCAAAGCCTTCCTTGCTGTAATTGCAATAGCGGGTAGATTCCTGACAGTAGGAAGCCAGACGGTGGCGCACGATCTCATGAGAAACACCACGATCACAGATGAACTTCACCGTGAAGGAAAAGTGTTCAATAACGGCTTCATGGCCCCGCTTCACAATGCCCTGAATGAACTTATCAGCGGAACCTTCCGTGATCTTATCTTCCGATTTGTAGCAGACACGCCCACAGTTTTCAAGGTGCTTCAGGATCATGGCACCATCAATAGGGGAAATAAACTGAACATCAGCATTGATAATTTTCATTTTTCTTCAACCTCCATAGCATCAATTTCCAACACGGCCATCATTGCATAATTGGCAAGATCAATTAGGGTATCTCTAATGGATTCATCCATTACCTTCTGATCAGCATTGCGGGAAAGGGTTTTGAACCTGTTGAACTTATCGCCAAGGCGAATCCGAACCATAGCCATACCTTCTTCAAGGAACGATTTATGGAAACTATCACCGTAATCATGATTTTTCTTGGCGTACAGATCATTGATTTCTTCACAAAGAATTTTGTGCTTCTGGATCTTGGAAGCTTCATAGGCATCCATGACTTACACCCCCTTAATCCGGGCGGCAATCATATCCGCCGTGTGGGTATAAAGCACATTGGGGAAAGTGGTAACGGATCTTCCGTAACTGTTCCAGTTGTCCTTCACATCAAAAGCGCCCATGTGCCATCTGATACAATGAAGTTCTTCATCCGTCAGCGGGAACAGCTTTTGACACAGAATCACGGATTTTTCGCCGTGGCCGGGAAGAAGTGTAGCGTTATTGTATTCCCATGCTTCATCACCGGTTTGGTGGTAGTTGTCCACTTTGCAAAGATCATGGAACATACCCACAATATAGGGGCTTTCCGGTTTTTCCCACTTCAGTTCAAGCCGTTCCGTCATAAACAGAAGGGCGTTCATGACTTCAAGGGAATGATCAAACAAAGCACCGGGGTAGGCTCCATGATGATGAATGGAAGCCGGTGCTTTGAAGAAGCCCCATTTTACCAATTCCCCAACAGCGCTGTTGGGAATACGGCCAGCATCAATGGCCGGTTTCATTGTGTTCAGAAAAATTTCAAGGCGTTTACTATTATCCATTTTTCACCAATCCTTTCAGTTAAACCATTTGATCACCGGATCACCGGTGAAGCCTTTTTCCCACACATACCACGCATAACAGATCGTGCTTCCGTTCTGGAAATTATCAAAATCACCATTGGGCGCACACCTGATCCGGGATCGTGATACATATACAGTTCGGGGGGGGGTCTGTGAAAAGAAGTCCTTTCGCTTTTGCCCCTCCAAGAACTGGATTTTCAAAAGCATTGCCACTTTGCGCCCCGGCTTCACACTATCCAAAGCCCGTTTGATGAAATCAAGGGCGATATTATACGGGGGATTTGTGACAATATCGCCTTCAAAATCATCAAGGGTTTCCGTCAGGAAATCCAGCGGTTCAGGATCACCAAAGCCCCGGTATATCAAATCGGTGCTGATCACTTCATAACCGTGGGCCTGAAGCACCTTGGAAATATGACCTTCACCACAGGCCGGTTCCCATATCAGCGGGGCAAAAGTTTCCAGTTCCAACAGCTTTTCAACGGCCTTGGGTTCGGTGGCGTAATAGTCATACGCCGCCCGATCCTTATCCGTATGGTTGGAAGCCCCAAGGGTTCTGGAAAATACATCACTTACGGTCAATCACCTTCCCTTACAAACACCCGGCAATTCCCACCACGGAACCGCTTAACCGTTGTAGTGAAACCACAACGCTTGGTGATCTGCCTTGAAAACTCAATGGCGGAAAGGGCTTGGAAGTTATTTGCAATGCAATATTCCTTGTACTTCCGGTACACCGTTTTTGTAGGTTCATTTTCAATGGCATCAGTTCCAACTTCACGGATGAAGCCAATAATGGGATTGTTGTTTTCTTCATATTCGTCAAGCTGACCTTGTACCCGGCTGGAAGTGCTGAACTGTGCATTGTTCAGGACACGCTTCAGGGCGGTCAGGCCCAACAGGATCAGGTATTCCATGGAATCCTGTTCACACAGTTCATCTTTGATGAATGGGCGGAAATCAGGATCATTGGGGGTGAACTTGGCATCAAAGGGAACGATCACCAAACGCCTTTGAACAGCGCCGGTTTTATCCTTCATGCGGGGGATGTTATTGGCACTGAACAGGAACTTGGAATAGTTATTGAATTCAAAGGGGTCTTGGCCCTTTCGTTCCACATTGACACGATCACCGGTAACAAGTTTCTTGAACACAGAAGCATTGGCAATGAATTCATCACCAATATCATCACCGATGTTCGCCAGCTTGCCGAACAATTCAGCGGTTTTGAATCTATCACCCAATTCCTTCAGGTCAAGGGAAGCAATGTTCTGATCCCCAAGCATATTCTTCACCACATGAAGGAAGGTAGATTTGCCGTTGGATTTATCACCAATCAGGATGAAGGCTTTGCCAAGTTCATTGCGGCGGTACAGGCAATAGCCCACCATTTCTTCCAGCAAGGCCCGAACTTCAGGATCATCACAGGCAAGCCGGTTCAGGGTATGATCCAGAAGATTACACTTGGCGGCGGGATTGTACGGCCACGGAATTTTGTTGGTGATCACCACATCCGGGGTGAAGGGCTTGAATGAACCGTTCCGAATATCGTACAAGCCATTTTTGAAAGCAATGATGTTGGGGTTGGTGGCCCGTGTATCACCATCAATCATGATTTGCAGATAGGCCAGAACTTCCGATCTTTGCGCCCTTTTCAGGTTCGGAATGTGTTTGATCATGGCCCCTTCCAGTTCACCGGCTCCCGGAACATAGATACCATCTTTGTAAATGTGAAGCTGACCATTGATCTTCACAATATGGTTGTTGTTCTTCAGGTAGGTGGCGAACTTATCAAACAGGAAGGTGGAACCCTTGAAGAATACCGGCTTCTTGAACGCATCATCACGAAGAATGGTTTCCAATTCCCGATCAGACAGCGGTTCAGAAAGTATGTACCGATTGATCAGGCGGATAGTTTCACGGGCTTCTTCCTTGGTAAAATCCTCACTCTGAAGGGTCAGAATGTAATTGAAAAGGTTCTGATTGCGGCCTTCACCGGCTTCCATATCCAGAAACTTCACATTGGTTTTCACCGGTGTCAGCCATTTGGGAAC